GCGGGATACCGATGGGATACGCACCGCGCCACGGCACAAACGGGAACTCCACAATCCACTGCATCTCTTGCAGCGTCTCGTCGCCCTCTTCCCAGTTGCGATAAACGGCGAGGACCTTACCCGTTACTTTGTCGATGGAGAAGATATACGGAGCGAGTCCATATTCCTCTTCGATGTCGGCAATAGCGTAAATCTCAAAGATCGTGCGCAGACCATCAACGTCATACGCGCTGCCATCACGGCCTTCGATCTTGTTGTTGGCTTTCTCAGCCTTCGAGACATCCGGCTCCATCGTCGTCGGAGCGAGGTCCACATCCCGGTACATCTCCGACTTCACGCGCTGGAGATACTCAATCTCCGTCACGTACTGAACGTGCGTCTTGCGCTCGGCGCTGTAGAAATTCGTTGCCGCATAGGGCAGGTACACATCGTCGATGCCGATAAAGAGGGGCACCGGTCGCTTCTTGTTCGGATCGTAAGAAAGCTTAAGATACTGAGCGCCACCGAGCGGAACCTGAGTGAGCAACTGCTCTAGTTCGGCCCGGAACTCCGGCATCTGCTGGGTCATCTGCCAGTTCAGATACCGCGTCTTGCGCTGGGCTTTGGCTACCTTGTCGGCCGTCTCGTCGCCTACGATTTGATCTTTGGCGGGTCCCTCGGGCGGGAAAAGCTCCTTAATAGCTCGGGCAGAGAAGTCCACGCAGACTTCAGTGAGCATGGGATGGACGACCCGACTTGCGCCCTGAAACTGAGCGCCGCCCGGTGCATCGTCACCAAGTCCTGTGCGTCGGATTCCCTCTTCGTACTGCTCATCGCGCTTCTTACGCGCCTCTTTGTCCTTCGAGATTAAGCCCAAGAAGTCTTGAGCCACATCATCCATGACGCCTTCAGGGAGCTTCTCGGCTAAGTTCGCATAGAACTCGCTCTCACCTTCTGGCTCTTCCTCTTCCTCGCCAAAGCGAACAATCGCCCCACCATCCTCGGTGTCCTCAACGTCCGAAACCTCCTCAGGGAGTTCAAACATCTCACCAAGGTCTTCTTGGGCTTCGTCCAGATCGTTCGGCTCAGACGCCATACGGATTACCTCTTGGGCGCTCGTTCACAATCATCCTAGGCTGCAACGGCTTAGGCTTACTCACGCTTATCATATCTTTATCGGCAAGGAAACGTAAACCTTGGGTGCAGGCGTCCATCAAATCGTCATGCTTGATGGTTCCCTCACCCGAAAACGAGCAGAGTTGATACAACAATGGCTCCGCCCACGAGCGAATCTGGCCTTTTCGCTTATCCGACTCCACAAACCACACCATTCCAGCCGAAAATAGGTGCGAAACCATGTGCAATCGCGTCAATTTACTTGCTTTTCCCGGATTGTAGGCGTGAGCGACGATTCCCTCGCGTGCCAGCATCTGTCTGAGGCTAATTCCGCTGCCTTTGTCTTCGATCACGATGGTATCGGGCTTTCTTCCGGTGTTTAACATGCGACCGGGACCGAATTTCGGCTTGATCATCGGCTTTTGCTCATCGTCGCCGTAGAAAACCTCCATCTCCCGCTTCACTCGTTGGATTAAATCCGGCATTCCCAGCCGATCTTCCCAACAATCGAGCAAAATGATGTTCGGTTTCTCGTTTTCGTAGAAAAGTCCGAGCACCACACACGCTGACGGGTCGGAATCTGACGTTTTCTTATCGCGAGTTTGCTCCGTGAAGGCCGTATCTAGGCTCATCACGATGTGTTCCAGTATCGGAAGTGGCTTCTTTGCTGGCCAGAGCTGCACCCAAGGGCGCTTGATGATGCCCTGCTCTTCGGGATTGAGTACTTCGGCGTGAATTTCCTGTCTTCCGAGCGTCGTGCCCTCAAATTTCAGGAGCTGTTGCTGGAAAGTCGGAGCCAGATTCGCAATGTTCTCGTAAGTCGATGCCCTCGTAACGTGTACATCGGCTCCGTCACGCTCCACCAAGTCTCTAATGAGGGCTTTGGGCTTCGGAGTGGTGGTGGCAACGATTCGCGGATGGGACCCTAGACGTAGCGCGAACATGATCATGTCCCACGCTTCTTGGTCATACTGCCATGCGGCTAGCTCATCACACCACGCGCCGTGCCATTGTCCACCGCGTAGCCGGTCGGGAGTCTCTGCGCTGATGCCCTTGATCAGAGAACCGTTAACGAGAATGATTTCTGATAGCGATCGGTTGTATTCCTTCACGATCGCAGGGGGCATGACCGAGATCAGACCCGAGTCACCCTCAAAACACGTATCTCGAATGTCCGCTGAAGTCGGTGCGCTCACCAACCAGCGCGTTTCCTTCGCCTGATACGCATTCCACCAAGTCCACTCCGCTGCTGTGCGGGTCTTGCCCGCACCACGACCGGCTAGCAAGAGCCAGACAGTCCAGTCGCCCTTCGGCGGGATCTGGTGCTTGTGTCTCTTACTGCTCCACCGCGCATGAAAAGTCAGCGCCTCCAGATCCTCGGTCGGAAGCTGAGCGAGCTTCTGCTCCAGCGGAGAAAGCTTCTTCGTTGCCGGAGGGGGACCCGGCGGGGTCCCAGCAGGGGACCCTTGAGCGGGCTGGTTCATCGATAGCGCGAGGTCTTCTTCGCAATCTTCTTCGGCTGCGCTACAAACTGCTTACCCTGTGCTTTGCCCTCGCGCTTCGCACGAGTCGTGGCTGCGTACTCTTGCGGGGTCAGAGACTCAATCGCTGCCTTAGGAAGATACCGCTCGCCCGTCTTTGATGACGGCTTGCCTGACTTGGTGCGCCATTCTTGCGCGGTCCAGTCCTTGAGAGACTTCTGTGGGGCTTTCATGACTTGTACCCGCCGCCCTTTTCTTTGTAGCGTTTGGCTAAGAGCTGGGCTTTGCGCGCACTCCATTGACCGGCTGCGGTGCCTTGGGTTGCGGATGCCTTGATCTCGTTGAATAACTTCTTGCGCATCTCGGGCTTCGTGTAGTTACCCGCTGCGTTTACTTTAGACTTCGTTGGCATTGTCAACACTCCAAATCTCAGTTTGACGCTTCAACTTCGGCCAGTTGGCTTCGGTGATGAACGATTTATCCAGCACCAAAACGTGGTTCGTAGGTTGCGCTGTATAGCGCCCGTTGTCCAGTTTGATGAAGTAGAACTCCTTGCTCTGCTCCGGCTCCAGACTGAAACCATCCATCATCGGGATCGCGGTAAACAAGTAGTTACCGGTGTGCTCTTGCTTGGACCGTAGCCGGGTACGCATTCGGGTCCCTTCGAGAAACGGATACTCCAGCACGCTGAACTGGTTGCCATAGCAATCCCAAGTCTGTGCGTCGGCGGGGTCCCAAGGGGTCCCTGTGATTTTGTGCGCGAGCTTGTGCAGCGGGACGTTTCGGTACACCGCCCCACACTCCAACATCACATGACACCCCCACGTTCTGCCCGGATGCGATACCAACCCAAACCACGCTACCCGTACCCAGTCTTCGTTGCCAAATGTGTTGGGCTGCACGTAGCAATAGGTGTGGCGGGGTAGGGGGGCGGCTCCGGTATACAGCATGGGACCCTAGAGTAAACGTGCGCAAGGGGGTAGGGCAAGTAAAAGTTGGAGTGTAATTAGGAAGTGAAATACCGCAGATGGGACCCACCACCCACCGGGTCGTTTCGCGTGCCCGCCCGCCCGCCGGGGTGCGACTGATTCTCATTCCGATTGACTGAAAGGGACCCTAGGCCTGCGGCGCATTCCGGGCCGCGCATCGCGCCCGCCCGCCGATAGTCGCGCCCGGTTATGTGCGGGCATGTGCCCGCCACATGCGGGCGGACCGGGTCGCGCATGGTGCTAGCAATTGCGCGGAATGCCCGCGCATATATATGACGCTAGCCGCTTGCGCATGGGTGCGGAATGCCCGATAATTTCCGGGCGCAATAGTGCGCACAAACTACGGAACCAAAACGATGAAAACTAAACTCTTGAACATCGATGCGAATGCGAAAACCGTTAAAGGGCAGGAGCACGGATATATGACGGGCGTTTTATATCTTGCGCCTGCCGACTCATCGGGCACTGAGCTTTGTGCACTATCAAAAGTCGCCGATTGTGTCGCCGATTGTCTTAACACGGCGGGCCGGGGTGGCATGTCACCCGGTAGCGTGCAATTCACAGCGCCGAACGGCGAGAGCTTGCCGGATAACGCGATTCAACGGGCGCGATTGGCGCGCACCTTTTTATTTTTGAATGATCGCGACACCTTTATGACGAAACTGGTTCGCGAAATTGAGAATGCAAAGAAAAAAGCGCACAAGGCTGGCAAGGTGCTAGTCATTCGCCTGAATGGCACTAGTGATATTCGATGGGAAAACTACCCGGCGGAGCGTGCCGGGAAAGTGTACCCGCACGTTTTCGCCGCCTTTCCTGAGCTGCAATTCTATGACTACACGAAATTGCCGAACCGGCGAGTGTCCGGAATTGCAAACTATCATTTGACGTTTAGCTACTCGCACGCGCCCGCATTCGCGCCAATTGTCGCAAAGGCGCTGAGCTTCTACGGCAAGTCGGTAGGATTCGCCGCTGTATTTAAGGGCAAGCTCCCGGCGCATTTTCTCGGGCGCGATGTGATCAACGGCGACGAATCAGACTTGCGCTTTTTAGATGCGCCCGGAAAAGTGGCGGGCCTGAAAGCAAAGGGCCGCGCCCGGAAAAGCGCAAGCGCCTTTGCGGTACCGGCGGACTATTCTCCAGCCCGCGTGCTAGTCGCTGCCTGAGCTTGCAGCTTATAGGGCGCCCGCCCGTGGGGCGCCTTATGGGGTGCAATTTCGCGCCAGCAAAAGGTGATCACATGAAAGCTTTCCCCTATCGCGCCCGCGTGCTAGTCAAACGCGCTAATGGTGAAATTCTCGCCGACTATATCCGGACCTATCGCGGTAACCGGATAGTTGCTGCTAACCGTATGACGCGGGCCGCGTTTAAAAACTACCCGCTGGCGCGTTATGTGCGCGTCGAAGCTCTGAGCTAGTCGCGCCCGGAGCTTGACCGGCTGATTTTCGCGCGGGCCACGTGCTCGCCACGGATGCGCTCGCCTATTTTCCGGCGAGCCTGAAAACCCTCGTTTTCGAGGGCCGGTGCCGTTTTGCGCCCAGAAGCGCCCGAGCCTATCCCCGTGATTGGGGGTCAGAATCCGTTTTGCCCGGATTTTCCGGAATCGGCTCGGCGTCTATCGTGATCCCTTTTTGGATTAGCCCGGTTAATTCGGACATGAGTTCGCCCCGATGGTGCACGACTTCGATGTTGGCATTCACATCGACCTGCTGTCGGTCCGACCAGCCGAGGCGCGTCTTCGTGAGCCAGATCGCTGCCGTGTCGCTGCCCGCGATCGCACGCTGGGCGAGACTTCCCACGACCTCGGCCATCACACGCTGCCGACCGTGGGTCGCCTCATCGTGATAGTACTGCGCGATCGTTTCCGCGCTGATTTTGCAGACTTTGCAGATATCAGCCTGCGAGAACCCAGCGAGGGCCATCGTGGTGATGGCCTGCGAAATAGCTGGATCTGGATGATTGTGCAGGCGCTTTTCAGGCGATACGGCAATTTGTTTCTTCAGCGATTCAATGTCCTTCTTAGGACGACCCGGCTTTCGCTTTACCGGCTTTTCAACAGCAGTTTCGATCGACACGGCTCCCTCTTCATTGGTCCGTTGCATGTTGGGAATCTACAACCAAACTGCCCTGCCGCCAAGCGGGCAAAGGCATGAAAAAGAACAAATAGAACTAATTATGTTGCGCACGAACAACACCCACTCGTAAGTTGTTGATCCATAAAGGGTAGAGATATTATATATATTATTATTTATTATTATATTTCTTTCTCTATCTCTTTCTGTCTAGTCGTCCCTCTGATCTGTCCACAAGTTATCCACAACCTACCTTGATATGAAGTAATTAAAGTAAATTATTCTAAGTCCATGTTCCATAAGGCTTTTTCGACGAAAAAAGGCCTAGAAATAATTATGAAGAAATAGGATTAATTGGATCAGCACACCCCCTCCGGCCACGATGCGGTCAATCGATCTGCACAAAAGTTCTACTCTCGATTTACTGTTTCACTAATGATTCAAATCTTGACAAATCTTAACAAAACTTTGCAAAACTTGACTTGACTACGCAACCGGCTTGTGCAATAATGATCATACGGTGATCCAACGCGGTCATCGCGCTCTATAACAACTTACTAGGAGAATGCACATGGCAAAGCACGATCATGTCTTGTCGAACGGTTACACCTACCTCGCTGTGACGGCGGGTAATTACGGGTCATGGGCGAAGGCAACCGACCCTATGACCGCGATCCGAAACGCCGCCGACGAGAACGGCTACGGTGAAGCGAACAAAGTCACCGTGATGTGTATGTACGGCAAGAGCGACTCGCTCCGATGCGGTAGCTTCGGTGGGTTCTACTGGGATGAGGGTGCAAACCCAACCCCGATTGGAATGTTCACCGTCACCCCGAAGGCGATCACGAAGCACGCCGACTGCGTCAAGTTCATCGAACAGGCGCTGACGGACATTGCAGAGTCGCAAAGCGAAGCAGCCTGACCAACCGGCGGGGGACCTCCAACCCCGCCTCCCCTCTCCCAGTAAGTGAGCACCCCCTATTGCAACCCAACCCGCTTGTGCTAATATCAGGCCGTCTGAACCCAAACTCAAACGAGGCTAAAACGATGAACACCGAGTTTTTTCCGAAAGTGAACGGCTACTCGCCATGGGGTCAACTCATTAGCGTGAACCGCCTTGCCGAGGGCATCATTCTGGTATCAAGCCAGACCCACGGTGGAATCTGGTTATCTCCTGAGCGCCGCGCTCAGCTTGCCGAGCAGTCACCGTGGGCGATCACCGCCGTCGAGGGCCGCAGCTATTGCGCGAAGCCGATGTGGTGGGAAGAGGATTGCGAGGCCGTACTCCCGCTGATCGCCTTCTGGGATGAACTGCCGGTCCTGATGCGCCGCAATTCCTACTACACGCGCCTGATTCGCACCGCGAACTCCACTTACGGGCTAACCCTCTCGGAGGCAGCATGAACAAGCACACCACCGGCCCATGGAAAGCCACCCACGCCTTGGGCGACCAAGGTATCGCCCGCCACATCTGGTCCGCCACCGATGGCGTCACGAGCCATCGCGAACTGGTCGCGATGATTCCCGATGTTGATGGCGATCGCGAGCACATCAACGCCGACGCCCGCCTTATCGCAGCAGCACCAGAACTGTTAGAAGCACTCATTGAGTGCGAACGCTGTGTAAACGAACTGTTTCAGGAAACCGGGCTGCACGAGTATATGAACGTGAGCGATCTCGCCAGAGCCGCCATCGCGAAAGCGACCGGAGGTGCACCATGAGACAGCCCCAGACCCCTCGCGAGGCACTCACCCTCGCCCTCTTCCTCGCCATCACAGCAGATACTGAGGAACGCACCCAGATGGCAATTGATCTGGCGAACGAACTTGCCAGCATGATGCACCCGGATGACATCCGCGCAGCAAAGCTCGCCGCCAAACGCCGAGCCGCGAAGGTGCTCCAATGAAGCGCCTCCAACTGGCCATGTCACCCGCCAACGGGCGCTGGTATCGCGTCTCGATCACCCAGATGCGCTACTTTCCGATAAACCGGCTGGACGCGCTGGAGCTACTGCGCACCGGTAAAGCCACGGAGGTGCTCTACAGGCCGTTTTCACGCCCGGATCTGCACCAAGCCGCCCGGTACGTGGAAGACGCCATCCAGAGGGCGCTGGAGGTCACCAGATGAAGCGCGGAACCATCTTCGAGCATAAGTACTGGTTCGACACCAAGCACATGCCGCAGCTATGCGTAGTAACAGACATTCGCAGACAGCACATCTATTTCAAGGCATTGGATTCTGGCAAGCCGATTGGGAGTTCTCACGACTTCCACATCGGATACCAGAGTCGGAACGTGGGGCAAATACTGGAGGAACCAAAATGAACCCGTTAAGAATTAACCGAATGATGTTCTCGGAAATGTTCTGGCAGATAGTGCGCAACCAGCGGCCACGCCCGCCCGAGCTAGCCACCGATATGGACACCTTGAGCGATTTGGTGGAGAGCGCGGATTACAAGACCGGCACCATTAATTTGGAAGATGCGTTTTGTCTTTTTGATTTGGTGAGTTACTTCAACCCGAAAGGCATCGCCGAGGTGGGCACCTTCATCGGGAGATCCACGATCGCGATGTCATACGCAGCCGAGGTGAACACGGTCATCCACACCTGCGACGCCAGCAACGCGATCGAACTGCCTGTTCTTGGGCGGGCGAAGATCTACCAGTACCCGCGTAAGACATCCACCCAGATGTTTGAAGAACTAATCACGCAGAAGGTCAAGCCGGACTTTTTCTACATAGACGGGCGCTTGAGGGGCGACGATGTCGCGCTCATGGCGAAGCTCAACAAGAATGCCGTGATCCTGCTGGATGACTTCGAGGGGGTCGAGAAGGGCGTCTCGAACGCTCAGCTATTGCTCTTCAGCACCGAGTTCAGCGGGCACATGCTGATCTACCCGAGAACCCCGCACGGAAAGACCGCAGTCATGCTACCCATTTCGATGCTGCAATTTGTCGTTCAATGACCCCTTGCACAGCGCAAGCGGCTTGAGTATTATCCACCTGTCGATATCACGAACTGCAAACTAATTAGGAGATTTGCAATGCGATACGAAGTGACGATGAGCGGTGCCAACGGCACCTTCTTTCAGGGCCTCGTGCTGGCCACCTACTCGGAGCTGGTGAACGCATTCGGTCGCCCCCTCCCCGGCGACGGCGAGAAGACCCAAGCCGAGTGGGTCATTGAATTCCTCGACGAGAACGACGATCTGCACGTAGCCACGATCTACGACTGGCGCAAAGACACGCCCCCTGAGCAGGTCACGATCTGGAACGTGGGCGGGTTCAAGCCCAACGTCGTGGAGATGGTGGAGGACGCCATCTCTTACGCTCGGGACATGCGCTTTGAAGAAGAGAACCGCATGTACCAGTGGGATCTGGATTGGGCGCAGGAAGAGCTGGACCGCCGCTCAGCCCACTAAAACAACCCCCTTGCGCTAATCACGCGAGGGGACTAATCTCTACGCAACCAGCTTGAACCCAAACCCAAACGATACAGGAACACAAACATGGACATGTACTACTACTGTCAGAAGTGCAAGATCGAATTCGAGTGCACCGAGGTTTATAGCAACGCCTACGGCGATTGGGATGTCTGCCCGTACTGTCTCGGTGAGGACTACTACGAGTTGGAGTTTAAAGAGGAAGAGCTGCTTGAAGACGAGTGACTTCTGGTCGCTGTACGGGCTGACTCCAAAGCCCGTCAGATTCTGTCCGCTCTGTCACACGGAGCACTATGGCAAGTGTCACTTCTTGCGTGGACGCAAGCACGCGAAAGCGAAAGCCGAAGAGGTCGCAAAGTGGAATGCCGCGCAGCAAGAACGCAAGAAACTCTTTCACGCTCAGAAATTAATCAGGGAGCTATCCGATGCCGTTGAAACCGGAAGACGTACTGCAAGACCCACGGGTTGGCTCGGTCGAAAGCCGGGTCCGAAAAGTAGATTGGATCTGGCAACAGATCAAAGACAAACAAAGAGAAATACGATTACTAGAAAACGAACTAGCGAGGACAACGAACGATGAATATCTGGATCACGATCCTAGATTGGATTAAGCGCCGCCAAGCAGAAGCACACCGAGAATGGGCGAGCGTACCGGAGCCGAACTGGGCTTGCTCACGCCGACGCAGCGGAGGGAACTACTGGTGAAGATTGAAACTAGAAAGCCGCGCACTTCAAAAGACGCGCAAATGGAAGAGATTGCCAAACTACTGGCACAGCTTGACGCCATGGAAATTGAGAAGGCCAGAGAGCGAGGCGAGATGATCTTTATTGAGATCATGGTGTTCGTTCTGGGCTTGATGTTGGGCTTTGCAGCAGGGCGAGTGTTGTGAGCGAATACACCAAGATCTCGCGCTACAACCCGCGCCTGTCATTTGAGCAGTACAAGATCGTACTGAAGCGCAAGAAGTTAGCTAGAGAAGAGAATGAGCGAGTGCGCTACAAAGATCTCGTACAAGAGTGGGGCATCCGTCAGTCCGTTATCGGCACCGCAATACGCCGAGGGATTAAGCAGTACGACTATGTGCTGTGGAAGCAGGGTGAGCAGATATGAAGATTGAAGTCAGCTCCGACCTGCTCGAAGAGATTACGGCAGCGGAATTAAAGATCACCCTGAAGTCGCTTCAGAGAGATTACAGGGATCGCAAAGCGGGCAAGCAGATGTACATATTCAGCTCTGATAAGGCAGCGGATCTGGCCGAGCTGAAGCAGCACATCGACGCATTCAAGTTGGTGGGGCGGTACTACGGAGCGAAGGTATGACCCGCGACGACATCATCCGACTGGCGCGAGAGGCAGGAGCGGCGACAGGTCGCCACAGCCCGTACCAGAAAAATGAATCGATTATGCCGTTGTGTATGGACGTTGAACGATTCGCCGCCCTCGTTGCCGCAGCCGAGCGGGAGGCGTGTATAAAGGCGTGTGAGGAAGATTTGCGAGATAAGTATTTGCGCCAACATCGACCTATACAAGAGGAAGTTATGTTGCTGGCTGCTATTGCAGACTGCGCCGCCGCCATCCGTGCGAGGGGTAACACCGGCATCAAGTGGGAGGTAGAACCATGAACGACCCGATGGCACGAGGCGGAGTGCGCCGCTACTTGGACACCGTAACCCCCGAGGAATACATCCCTGACACGGGCGAGGTGAACCTGAAAGAGATGACGCTCACGGGACTGGCTGACTTATTCGGCAGCGACAAGGGCAATGTAAAGCATTGCTATACAGACGTATACGAGCGCATCGTAGCCGAGATGATCCGCACCGAGGGACAGCCCCGGCACAAGTGCGTGTTCGAGATAGCCGAAGCCGGTGTAGCGTGTGGCGCATCACTCCACATGTGGGCGCACTACCTACCGGTATCGAATATCACGGGCTTCGACATCCGCGAGGAGTGCG